GTTAAGAAGTGGTTGATGGGTGGTATGGAATGAGCGATTTATATTTTAATGTTAGGTTTGGGTCTTATCATTACAAATTTGGTCCAAGAGGATTCAAGATTCAATATAATGACTATCATAGTAGATCTAATAGAAAATCAATAGAGAACTGGAAATGGTTTGAAGTCTATGAATGGTTTAATAATCTTAATAAGAGATAAAATATGACTAAATACAGTATATGCGAATTCCAAGATGGAAATGGTAAAAGATGGTATCAGATTAAAGTACATTGTAGGTGGCTATCACCATATTTTTATGGTGCGACTACTTATGCTAATTATGATACTCCTGCTAGGTGGAGAGAACCGACCAGATACTTTGTTTATGAATCAGCAGAGGCTACGGTTCAAAGATTGTTACAAGAAGAAAAAGCTAAAAAAATAGAATTAATAGGCTGCAAAGACTATGAGTAAATACAAAATCTGTAAATTTGTTAATGGAAATGGAGAAGAATGGTATCAAGTTCAGAAAAAATGTTTGTTTTTTTGGTATTATTTGTGGGGTTATAAAGGTGGAGCGCCAGAATTTACTCCAACTAGAATTCCATTAGTTTTTAACTCTGTAAAAGATGCTATCCATCACATCGATCTGCAAGAAAGTGTGAATAGAAGTATAACTATTAAGAAAGTAGAGTGTTTTGATTATGTTCCATAATCTTGAACCAGACCCCATATTCAAACTAATGTTTTCTATAGTAGCAACTTTAGCAACACTGGGTATGGTGACACTATTGCTTCTTATAGGACTAGGAATGTGGAAATTTGTGGAGTTAATATCATGACTACTAAAATAGAACCATATCAACAATTCCTCATAGTATCTGCTATGATTTTGTTCATATTATCATTTTTAATTCCTGAAAAGTATAATTTATATGACTATCTCAAATCTATACGATTACAATCTTATAATGAGAAACACAAAGAAATCTTCATAAGATGTTTGTATTGTAAGGGTTCTGGAGAACGAGAAGAAGATATTAATGAATTAATGTATCAAGCCAAGATGACACTATGGTTTAACAAGCACATTCATATTGATAGATGCAAAGTTTGTGATTTAATTGAAGACAAAGATCAATATCCTTTTGGTGGTAAATTTCTTTGTCCATTAGCCAAAACTACTTTTATGATGATGATGAAAGAATATGCTGAAAAAGGTCCAAAGATGGAAAAAACAGGTTGTAGTAAATGTATGGGAATGGGAACATTCTCCAGTTTTGATATGAAAACAGGAAAGTATTTAACTCAGGAAGAATATGAAGCAAGAGAAAAAACTAAATCCAATGACTAACAAAGAAAAACTTTTGAAGATTCGTCGTCTGTTAAAAGAAGCATATGACCATTATTTCAAGTTAAGCGACGGTCACTGCAAAAGCGGAGAAGGTTTTATTAGTATAGAATTTGGTGATTATTGGAGCGATCCCAAGTGTGGGTGTGAAATCAAAGGAGTTTGTATAGGTTCTTATGTTTTTGGTCCGCATAGAACGCACTACTATGATTCTTTAGATGAAGCATTAGAAGATGTTACCAAGTGGCACAAAGAAGAAATGAGTATGACATACGAAGATTATCATATGGATGATGAAGAACCAACTACGTTGGATCAAAAATCAAAAACTAACTAATTTAGGGTATAATTATAGTAGTAATTATAGGAGACTACTATGATAATAAGAAGTTCTATTGATAGTGATTGTGAAGGTCGCATGTATTATACATATACAAGTATGGGTAAAGAGTATAAAGAATATCTACCTAAGTATCGCACAAGACTTAGTGAGTATAATACTGAACAGCTTATACAAGACTTAAAAAAAGATCCAAATGTCAAAGATATTTATATCTATAAAGTTAACTATAGCGATGGTCGTATTTCTTTATTGGCAAATCCAAATTACCCTATAGGAAAATTATCTTGTGAGGACAATGATTAAAGGTCTTGACTAGAGCCTACCGATATGGTATCATAAGTCAATGAGAACAGACTGGACATGGTTCGTAGAGTTAGTATTTATTTTTGCCGCATACTATCTTATTAAGATATTTTTATGAGAATTGACTTAGCACAAGATATTTTTATTGGAGACATAATTTATAATTGCTTTATGGATCAGTTGATAGTAACATCTATTAAAAAAGATATGGCTGACAATAGAGGTTTTCATCGCATAGTATTTGAGACTATAGATAACAATTCACACAAAGCAAATTATAGTTCCGATGATGTCTATTTTTCGGATCTTTATGGAGAAAGCGACGATGAAAAATCTTGGGTGGGTTGGGCCAAAGAAAATAGAGATTTTTTTGAAGTGTTCGACCATATTGAAACAATGAAAGAAATCTATAAAATAGGATTTTGCAATGGTTTTGAATATAGGCGTAAAATATCTTTTGAGGAGATGATGCAAAAATGAGTGGTCTACATAGTAAATTGATTATTAAACTGAGCAAGGCTCTTAGTATGCTTAGTCAAAAAGTGTATACTGACATTCTTACAGAAAAAGATCCTAGTCAGGATTATTCTTTGTTTAATTTATTGTCTGAGTGTCGTAACGAGTTAGCAAAGATAGACGATAGAGATTTAATGAAAATTGCCAAAATGGTAGAAAAGGAAAGTCAATGAGTTGGGATGGAACTTTTAAGTATGAACCGATGAACGAATCAAAAGTCAATGAAATATTGACTCAATATAAAGGACAGCCAGTTCTAGACTATATAATAGAACTTTATCGTCTCATAGAATACCAAAGACAAGTTATAACCCAACAAGAAAAACAAATAATAGCCCTAAAACATATGGATGCATGGAAACATTACGAAAAACCTATAGAGTCTTACAATCCTAAAACAAGAAAATATGAATAAGGAATAGTATATGCTTTGGTCAGAAGTAAAAAGATGGGCAAAAGATCAGGGTTTTGAAGTAGTTAAGGAAAAGGATGATTCTATAAATGGAGCATCTTATTATTGGGCAAAAAGTTCGGATCACTCTGTTAGCGGTATTGCACCAAGCGTTAGTAAATTAGCCACCGCTATTTTTAATACTATAACAGAGAATAAGTGGACCGAATATCAAAAAGAATATAAGGAAAAACAAGAATACAAACACTTCACTGTTACAGATTATAATTAGGAGTTATGAATGTCTAATGTTAAACTTGTCTCTGTCACACCAGATTGTGAAAAATTAATGGCTTACTGTGCTAGAGTAAGCAATCCAACCAATCAAAATAACGAGAACTATTCTAAACTCCTGAAATATTGTATAGATCATCATCACTGGAGTATTTTTGAACAAGGATTTATGACCCTAGAAATCAACACAACTAGAGGTCTGGCAGCACAAATATTAAGGCATAGAAGTTTTACGTTTCAAGAATTTAGTCAGAGATACGCTGATACAACTTTATTGTCTGATGAAATTCCTTTATTTGAATTAAGGAGACAAGACAATAAAAATAGACAAAATAGTATTGACGATATATCTGATGAAATTAGAGTAAAATGGAACGTAAAAATTAGAGAACATTTTGCCAAGGCTAAGGCTATTTATGACGGTATGATAGCGGACGGTATTGCTAAAGAATGTGCTAGATTTGTATTACCTCTAGCCACTCCTACCAGACTTTATATGAGTGGAACTGTTCGTAGTTGGATTCATTACATAGAATTACGTTCAGGTCATGGTACACAAAAAGAACATATGAATATCGCTAATCAATGCAAGAGTATTTTTGCTGAACAATTTCCTACTACATCTGAGGCTTTAGGGTGGAACCATGAATAAATATAGTATATCCGCACAAGTATATAATACATTTGATGACCATAAACAAACTCTACTTGTAAACGAAACAATATCGGCACTATCTAAAGAAGAAGCTGCCCATAAATATCAGTATGAGCATCCTAATCCAAATAGAAAAGTTGTTAAAATCTATTCAATAGAACAAATATAGTTATGGAAACTAAACAAAATTTCACAATCAAAGTTGTAAGAGAACTTTTATCTTATGGTTTCTCTGTACATTTACATCAAAAAGAACATATCGACGGGTATGGTGGATGGTTTGGTACAGATGAAGGGCAAGAAGAATTTGTTGTTGCCATGAAACATCACATGGGATTTGAAATATTAATTCATGAATATTGTCATTTCTTACAATGGAAAACTGATCGTAAATTATGGGATAAAAGTACTGAAACATACGATATATTATTTGATTGGATTTCTAATAAAGACTCTGTATTCTCAGATGAACAACTTGATAGGAGTCTACACGATATATTGGAAATAGAACACGATTGTGAAAAAAGGGTTTTGAAAATTATTAAAAACTGTCCCATAGAAGAATTTGATGCAGATAAATATATGAGGGCTGTTAATGCCTACCTATGGAGTTATCATCTTAATAGAGAATTAAGGTTAAGGCCAAAAAGACCAATTTACTCAGAAAGAGTGCTGGATCATATGCCTAATGTTTTTAATTCTGATCTGTCGTTTTATTTGGATCGTAGTAATCTTACCGATTCAATTAGACAAGCATTGTTGGTTGAGTACGAATAATTCTAAAGTGCCGGTTGACAATCTGACGATACTAGGATATAATCGGACCAACGGAGGCTTTATGAATAAACTTGGATTGTGTTGTATTTCTCTCACCTTGAAAGATCAAGGTTTTGGTCATCAAACTATGACCTATAAGCGTTTTAGTTCTTTGCCTAGAGAAGAAGCACTCGATATTCTTGGATCTCGTATTCTCAATAATCTTGTTGTTACAAATAAGACTATACAGTTTTGTGCAGATAACAACTATGTTTATCGCGTTAGTAGCGATATATTTCCGCTTATTACTTACGATGAAGCGAATGTTAGTTTAGAGGATTTACCTAATCACGATGAAATACAAGATGAGTTTGATAATATTGCGGAAACTATTTCCTCTACTAGCGTTCGTGTTTCTGCTCATCCAAGTGAATTTAACAGTTTGGCTAGTCTCTCCGAAAAAGTTGTTGAAAAAACCATCACAGAACTCAACTTCTACAGCAGTTTCTTTGACAGAATTGGACTTCCAGCAGATACTAGATCACCAATGAATCTTCATGTTCATAACAACAATGGAACAAGAGAAGAAATTGCACACAGATTTTATCAAAACTTTAAAAGACTTGATACAAATTGTCAGGCTAGACTCACTATCGAAAATGACGATAAGCTTAATTGCTGGAGTGTACGAGAACTTGTAGATATTTTTCATCCAATTACCCGCATACCAATTTGCTTCGACTATTTGCATCATAAGTGTCATTCAAATAATACTACTGAGGTAGAAGCAATTAATATGTGTTATGATACTTGGCAAACAAGGCCACTTTTTCATTATAGTGAAAGTCGCCCCGGAAATAATCCACGCGCCCATGCAGATTATCCTGAACAAACTTTCGATAATTATGGTCTAGAATTTGATATAGATATGGAACTTAAGGCTAAAGACTTAGCAATCGCTGAATACAATAAACTTTTAACTACACTTTCAACTAAGTAAGGAGATTAATTATGGGCCAAATTGGATCTATTGTAATCGATGATAATGTAAATACTCAAGCGGTAATCAACTTGCTTAAAGAAGATAAAAAGATTACTATTGGTAAGGAACAGGTTACTGAGGATGGGGTTCGATATATTCCAATAGAGAAAAACTAATATGAGTGCATGGTTAATTGCTTTTACTGGCTGCGTATATGCCTATGTAGCATTTGAACAAGGATACAAAGGGAATACTGGTATGCTTATAGCATATTTAGGATATGCTTTTGCTAATATTGGATTGTATATGTTAGCATCTAAATAAAGGATTTATTCTATGAAAGAACCACAAAAAATTCCATTAGATCCATCAACACCAAAAGCAAAACAGGTTAAACAATTACCATTAAGAGGATTGTATCCAGAAGCGATGCATGATGATGTCTATATTAGACCAGACAACGATTCAGTATATATACCAGTGGATATTTTAAATAAACCAGTTGAACAGTCATTTATTGAAAACTCAATAAACAATTTGGATAAAAATGAAGATTCTAAAAACAGCGATTAAACTTTCTTACGAGCGTTTTATTCCTAATCCGTATCAAAGAAGGTATCATTTTGCAATAGCGTTTGATGGCAACAGACCAATTTGTCTCAGCCAAAACAACCCGATCAAGGTTAATGCTAAGGCATTTAGAATGGGTCAAAGATTTAATATACAAACCTATAAGGAATTTCCATATAATCATGCTGAGTCTCATCTTATTTCTCAATTACTTGATCGCTATAATACCATTGGTGTTGATTGGAGCATTGTTGTTGTACGAATTGGAAGAGATGGAAGAATGAGGCTTAGTAAGCCTTGCGTTAATTGTGCTAAAATTTTAAATGCAGTTGGTTTGAATGATATTTACTGGAGTGTGGGCGACAATAATTTTGAAGATAGTGGCGGTGATCAAATAACAATAGATAGTGATTATTTTTTTAAGTATGCCAAAGGAAAGTTTTATGCTAAGAACAAGAATTCATTATTGGTCATCTAGTAAATTTGCTGACTGGATTAGAGGAGAACAGAAACCCCTTGCTTTAGAATGGGATGCATGGGATGACTATTATAATGATCTGAAGAAAAGAAAACCTATTAGGTATTGGTTTACAGAAAAATTTCTAAAATGGCTACAAAACACAATATATTTTCCGTATGATGTTTATAGAGAAATTAAGATCTATGTTCGTAATAGATGGATAGATAAAACTCATTATCTAAAAACAGGATTAAAACCAGGACACTGGTATGAATTTGACTATCGACTAATGCATGGATTATTTAATGAGCTTGTTGATTTTGTAGAAATTGAATTAGCAGATCAAATGACATGGAAAGATAAAGAAAAATACAAATTTAAGAATGGTCGATGTGTTGAGGCTGCTTATGATTATTTTAAGTGGGCTAATAATCTGAAAAATAAAAATCAGCAAGGGAAAAGAGTTTTGAGTGAACAAGCAAAAGCAAGTCGCAAAATTCAAAAACTGTATGAGTGGTGGACGATTAAAAGACCGAATAGGTTAGAGCCAGCAGCAAAAAGCGCATGGGATCAAGTCTATGATAAAATAGAAGCCAATGATTTTAAAGCTAGAAAAAATGCTCATAAATATTATCTTAAAATGCTGAAAATAGAAGAAGCATATGATCAAGAGGACGAAGATATGATGATAGAACTCATTAAAATTCGTCGCCACCTGTGGACTTAATCTTTAAAGAAGTGTTGACAGAACGACGATAGTGTGATATAAACAGGGTCTTGGCACTCAAGATCACAGGAGAACACTATGGTTTGTCTTTATTGTCGCAGCATGATTCCAGAGGGCAGGGTGGAGTTTTTGCAAGAATACAATAAGCCAATGGTTTGTATAGAATGTTCAACAGAACAACGTGCCGTTGGTTTTATGGACTGGAATCATAAAACAGCACCTAGTTTGGTTATGGTTCCTGCAAATGCTAGAGAAACTATTCGTAAACTTGATAGGGCAAATAGGAGAGCAAGATGAACACAAAAACAACTATGACTTGGCTTGATCTTTATAATTTCCTACATGATCAGGCTAATAAATTTGAAAATATAGGCACTTTTAACTGGAATAATCCAGTAATGATGCACGATGCTTCAACTGGTGAAGAAGCATATTGCGATACATTGGTGATAGATAATGATAGAGTAGTATTGGCTACTAATATTGAGAGTATTTTTGCTGAAAACAAGGAGGGCCGATCTTGATGCACGATATAGAGATAGAGAGTCTTTTGTTTAAACAAGTTGAAAAACCTAAGCATCATCTAATGACAAAGGTGATTAATGTCTATGATAATAGATATAGAATTAATATCTATATTCAAATAGAAGAAGATGGTCTGATCAAAAAGAAAATTGCGGCTAGTTATTTCTGTCACTATAGTCCAGGTAATCTTACAATTATACCAGACATAGATAAGAAAGATGAAAAATGATCAATGAAAAACCAGTATTCGGAGTTCGGGGATTTTTCTTGTATAGCCCAATTTCTCAAAAATACTTTTTTAGAGTCTATTATTTAGATGGTAAATTTATAGATTATGACATAAGATGCGAAGAAATAGAAATCGAACTAATAGGAGAATGGAACTCCCTGTACCATAATACAGAAACAGACGAGCATTATATTGATTGGTCAAGCAAGGCACTAAAGAAATGACAGAAACACTACAGTCCCAACTCTGTGCTAAATATAGCTCCCTATTTGTTCTTAAAGATAATATTACTGAACCAATTGGTGCTTATGGTATAGAGTGTGGTGATGGCTGGTATGATATTATATCCTCGGTTTGTTTTAGTATAACACAACATGAGTTTAGCATACAAGACAGAAACAAATACTTGGAGCAACAAAATAAAACTACCATAGACTATGAACCTGTTAGGTTCACCCAAATAAAAGAAAAATTTGGGGCATTAAGAATTTATTATTACGGAGGCGATGACTATATTAGAGGGTTGATCAGAATGGCTGAATGTTGGAGTTTAACCTCTTGTGAAAAATGTGGAGAAAAGGGTAAACCAGATAAGAGTAGTTGGATTATGACACTTTGTAATAATTGTAAGAGGAAATAAATGTGGAACTACTATTTAGTTCAAGAACTAATCATGAATCAGCAATGGATTGATCAGAATGGTGGTAATTGGTCTGCTGGTAGAGTAGAGTGTTATGACACCGAAAATTCTTATGGATATTCCAATCGTGAATACTTTCTAATCATAGATAAAAAAGATTGGTATAAATTTGATGATTATTTACGATCAATCAATACAGATCAACTAAAAACTTTGGAAGAATTAATAGCGATGAGCGACCTACCGATCATTCAATTCCAGAATGTCTAAAGAAAGCGTGTTGACAATGCCGATTAGTGTGTTATACTTACAGCGTAACAACTACAAAACCATAGGAGCATAACAATGGCTAAGGGTCAAAAGACTTGCGATAAGTGTGGAACTACAACTGGTCCCCGTGCATATATGTGCAAGAAGTGTAATACGCCTTTTGTTTTTAAGGCAAAAAGCAAAGAGGCTAAGAATACAAAGATCATCCGAGACTTTAATTGGAGAGAACTTGTTAAGGGTGATCGTATTAGGGTTACTGGCGGGCCTTATTTCGTTACCAGTGGCGAATTCATTCCAATGGGATATAGGGGTAGGTTTGTTGTTGAGGGTCTTGATCAAAACGGTATTCTTGCTTGGGGTTTGGACAAACATACTGGATTCGCCCACATTTACATGGGTGGAGATATTCAGAACAAGGAAACTGGCGTCTGGAAAACAAAGCACAAGATGATGAAGTTGAAGCAGAAAACGGAGAATTTGTCGTGAGTATGACGAACGAACAAAAAAATGAGTTGGATAAATTGATGGAGTATAGGGATGATATAGTGGCTTCTCTATTTAAAATAGAGACAATACTCAAAGTGTATTTCCCTGAAGAGTTTGAGAGAGCGATTCAATTTTATATACCGCAAATTACGACTGCTCTTTATGAAGATAAAAAGTGGCTAAGTAGGGGAGACTATAGTTTGCAAAATACTATTGACAATCTGCTTGAGCGGTGTAAAATTAAAGATAGTCAACTTGGTGGAGTGAAAAAATACTTTTAATTTGGACAATATATGGAAAACTACAGTATTATTGATATGAATGGTTATGCTATCGGTATGCGTGAAGGCGTAGCCAAATCATTTTCAGAGGATTATTCAGAAAATCTTGATGAGTTTATTAGTGTCGATCAAGTTATTAGTCTGGTCGAACAACATAGTCTTGGTCAAGATGAGGACGGGTATCATATCATTAATGAAGAAGTTTTCAATGATATTTTTAATGATCTTAGAGAATGGATGTATGGTGTTGGTTTATCAAAGTTAGCATCAAAAGGTTATGTAGAATGTGCTTGGGATGATGATGCAAACGAAATGATTTTTTGGCTTGCGGACAAGAATAAAACATCAATACCCAATAAACCATCGGCATAATGTCAGATAAAGAAAAAATAATACAAATAAAAGAACAAATAGATGATTTAAAAGAATACCTACACTCTGATATTTGTAGAAGTTGTGGTGAGATTGCACTTAAACTTGAAGGATATATTCAGGAATTAACATCTTTACTAAATAAAAATGACACTAATTGTTAATTTTTTCGGTGGGCCTGGGGTTGGAAAAAGTACGCTGGCTTCTGGAACCTTTTTTCATTTGAAGCAAAAACGTATCAAGTGCGAACTAGTGACAGAATATGCTAAGACATTAACTTGGGAAAACAGACACTCCACACTACAATGTCAACCATATGTTTTTGGTAAACAGTTGTATAGTCTGGAAATTCTTATTGATCAAGTCGATGTTATTATTACAGACTCTCCTATTTGTCTAAGTTTATTTTATAAAGCGGATAGATATCCTCCATCTTTTGCTCAGTGCGTAATTGATATCTTTAATAAGTTTCACAATATCAACTACTATGTCTCAAGAGCAGAAGATCAGTATGACGATGTAGGCAGACTAAGCAGCATTAGTCTTGCAAAAAATATAGATGAGAAAATTTTAACATTTTTAGATGAATTCTACATAGACTATAAAAATATTCCAAGAAACTTTGAGAGTGCAGAACTGGTAGCCAAAGAGGTTATAGAAAAACTATGAATGTTATTGATGCTCTAAAAGATTTGTCTATAGATACAATCAAAACATATTGCCAAGATAATGCCATATCAGCCGATGTTGCTATGATTAATATTGGCGGAGACTTTAATTTAAGTACAATGGTCCGTAATGCAAATTTTTTTGGTTTTAAATCTGTACATTATGTGGGTAAAAAGAAATGGGATAAAAGAGGTAGTGTAGGAACGTACCACTACACTCCAATGTATAACTATAATACAGAAGAATCTTTTATTTCACATTTTACAAATAGAACAATTATAGCTATTGAAAATAATATTCCCGAATTTGCAGATAAAACAATAGAATTATTTGACTATAATTTTTCTGGTATTATTGATCCTATTTTTGTCTTTGGTGAAGAAAAGAGAGGGTTGTCACATTACATACTTGATCGTGCAGACATAATTCTTACTATTAAGAACCATGGTAGTGTTCGTTCATTGAATGTTGGTACAACGAGCGGAATAGTTATGTCCTATTATAGAAGTATTTTATCTCAAAGAAAATAGCATGAAACAACACCCTGTTTTTATTATTTTGGTCGGGCTTTTCATTTGCTCTTTGGGGTTTAATATATCTATGTGGCAAAGTAATAAAAAACTAGTTTACCAAATACAAAAATTAGAGGCTGGCCCAGCAAAAGGATTATTTTTAACCCCAGACGAAAAAACAGATAAAAGACTATCTGACGAAGAAATCCAAGAATTAATTAGGCAGATGCTAGATAAGATTCAAAAAGAAAGGATGACATAATGGGGGCGTAATGGTATCGACTACGCTATGTGATTTATATTTGCAGGTAGTGGTTGATCGACCGGCCACTTTAAAAGTCGATTAAACGCTTTAACTGGCGAAACTCAGTTAGCCCTTGCTGCTTAATAAAAAGCAGTAACAATCTTAGAAAGCGATGAAGGTAGCGTTCAAAAGATTGTCGTAAAATCCTTCGGCTGCTAGAATAGCCAACGGGTTCTAGCCTGAGATTTGTTGGTGCAGAAAGAAGAATGTTTTTTGTTCTTTATTCTTTCTTAAGACTTATGAACAAAATAAACCTGTAGACAATATAATGATCTAACGATAGGACAGGGGTTCGACTCCCCTCGCCTCCACTAAATACTATGATTGATAAATCAGATGTAATTACATATACCATAGAAGATAATCTAACAAGCCTCATAATCTCTAATGCAAAAAAAGCAGAGATAGGAGGTACTTCTCAAATTAGAAAATCTCAAGACAGAAAATCTAGTCTTGCTGAAGATCAACTTGTAGGACAAATATCTACATATTGTGCATCTATGATACTGACAGGATCTCCTAATGGATATATTAAAGCAAGAGAAAAAGCTAATAATAATCCATTTATAGGAGATAATGGTATCGATATAGATGGTTTAACGAATATTGATATCAAAGGTAGTCTGATGAGATACTCATCCGATCCTCTAAAATATAGACTGTTAGTTAGATCAAAAGAAAGACATGATAATTGGATATATGTTTTGGGTTTAGTACCCAAAGAGCGTCCATATAAGTGTCACCTTGTAGGATGGATTAATGATTCAGAATTACCTTCGTCCACCTATAATGGACCTATAAAGTCTTTACATGGTGCATACGTTGTGGAGGCCACAAATCTCAAAAAAATAAAAGAATTAATAACTCAAACAAAAAATATAAATCTATGAATAGAAGACATTTTATATCTCATTTATCATCAGTGTCTACTTCGCTATATGCTTCTTTGACTTTTAGGAATAGTATAGCGGCAAATGCTGAAACTCTCCGTAAAAATAATAAAAGTGCTATTCTAATATGGTTAGGTGGTGGTGCTAGCACTATAGATATGTGGGATTTAAAGACCGGAGCAGCAACCGGCGGTGCATTTAAACCTATAAATACAAATGCTGATGGTATTCAAATTTGTGAACATCTACCTCTTTTAGCAAAAAATATGGATAAACTAAGTATTGTCCGTAATATGAGCACAAGAGAAGCGGATCATACAAGAGGTAGATATTATATGCATACCGGATATATACCAAATCCTAATATTGAATATCCTAGTTATGGTAGTGTAATATCTCATGAATTGGAATATTTATGTAAAGATTTAGACATACCTTTATTTGTTAGCATAGGCGGAAGTAGTATTGGTCCAGGATTTTTAGGCATGAGTTATGCTCCATTCGTTGTCAATACTAATGGAACTGTTAGAAATCTTGATATGGGGTTAGACGATAACAGAATCAAACAACGTATGGAAATGTTGGCAACAATTGAAAATAAATTCATTAAAGAAAATCGTGGAGAATTTAGTATCGATCATTATAAAATACTAAATAAAACTTGGAAAATTATGCACAGCGATCAGATGGATGCGTTTAAAATTCTTTCTGAAAAACAACAAGTCAAAGACAGATATGGTAATTCTGCTTTTGGTAAAAGCTGTCTTATGGCTAGAAGATTAGTAGAATCTGGGATACCTTTTATCGAAATCGATTTTGGTGGTTGGGATAATCATACTGATATTTTTACAACATTACAGAACCAAAAACTTCCAGACTTGGATAAAGGTATGAGTGCTTTACTTGAAGATTTAAATGATAGGGGTCTGTTAGATACCACAACTATTATATGCATGGGCGAATTTGGTCGAACCCCTTCTATTAATTCTAACGCTGGTAGGGATCACTGGGCTAGAAGTTGGAGTGTTGTTGTAGGAGGAGGTTCTTTTAAAAGAGGTATGATTGTTGGTAAAACCAATGAAGATGGTAAAGAAGTTGTAGGAGATATATACACTTCACAAGATTTAATGGCTAGTGTCTTAAAAAGTTTAGGCATTTCATTAGAAATTATATTTACTGCTAAAAATGGTAGACCTATGAAAATTGCAAATTCTGGTAAAGTTATTACAGAATTATTTTAATTATGTCTAGAAAAATTTGTACTTACTGCGGTAAAAGAAAGAATAAAGCAAGTTTTCCCAAGCATAGTATGTATAAAGATAATTTAGATAGTAGATGTAGAAAGTGTATAAAAAAACATTCAAAGATAAGAAGTAAATTACATAAAAAGGCTCCACCAAAACCAGAAGTTTGTGAGTGTTGTGGAAAAGTACCTTATAAATGGTGTTTAGACCATGACCATGAAGATAATAGTTTTAGGGGCTGGCTTTGTGAACCATGTAATACTGGTATTGGTAAATTGGGAGACAATATACAGTCTATTGTCAATGCTATGAATTATTTTCTGTCTAGGGAAAAAAGATATGAATAATATTAGAAAACATTTACAAGAAAATAATATGAGTTATTTACAGCATTTTCATTTTGCTTGGATGCATGGTGCTGTATGTTTAGTAGCAGGATTATGTTTAATGATTCATGCTATATTTCCCTGCTGGTTTCAAACCACTGGAAGTGATTTAGTTGGTCTTTTGGCAAATGTGTTCAAGAAACGACGCAGAATAGACGATACTTGACAATACAGATATGCTATGTTATACTGGACGTACACAGGAGACTTTGAAATATGAAACATCATTTTGACTATGTTTGGGGTATGGTTCGTGATCTTCGTGCTACAAGCAGCACTATTGATAAGCAAGGCATTATTGAGGATTATTGCAACCATAATTCCGAGGCTGCAAACTTTACTAAGAAAATTCTACTCTATACTTATCATCCTCTTTGGCAATATAATGTCACCAGCGACAACTTGAAGAAAAAGGCATCTCTTACAGGAAAGAAATATGACAATATATTTAAGCTTTTGGATGATCTCAAGTCTCGTTGTATTACCGGGCATGATGCTATTGGTGCTGTTAATAGTTTCATTGATCAACATCAAGAATATGAAGAATTGATTCATTGTATTGTTGACAAAGATCTAAAAACCCGTGCTGGAGATAAGATTATAAATAAGGCTATTCCAGACCATATTCCAGAGTTTAGCGTTGCTCTGGCAGATAAGTATGATCCTAATATTGTAGACTGGAAGGACGGATGGTATGTTAGCAGGAAGATTGACGGTGCTAGATGTGTCGCTATTGTTGATTCTAATAGTAACACTACTTTCTACTCCCGCACAGGAAAAGAATTTGATACTCTTGGCGTTGTTGCTGATGGTATTAAGGCTCTTGGTATTACTAATGTAGTATTTGATGGTGAGCTTTGTCTTGTAGATGAAGATGGAAATGAAGATTTTCAGGGTGTAATGAAACAACTGAAAAAGAAAGACCATACGATTCCTAATCCTTCATATAAAATTTTTGACCTAATAACGCACGACGAGTTTTATAGCAAGAAGGGAGAGCATAACAGACCATATTCTATCAGATATGCTGATCTGGTCGAAACTATGAAACTGAATGACTGTCCTTGTTTGACAGTACTAGAACAAGACAAAATAAACAACGATGACCATTTTGCAGAGTGGGTTGCTAAGGTTGGTGCTAATTCTTGGGAGGGTTTGATGCTTCGTGCTGACGAACCCTATAAGGGTAAGCGTAGTAAAGATCTACTAAAATACAAATCATTTTCCGATGATGAGTATGAAGTTATTGATGTAGAAATGGGTCCATTTAGATATGTTAAGGATGGTGCAGAGTGTGAGGAGAGTATGTTGTCCTGCGTCACTATTATGCACAAAAATCACCCTGTTCGCGTCGGTTCTGGATTCAGTATTGAACAAAGACAGGACTTTCATAAAGACCCCAAAAAGATTCTTGGAAAAATTATTACTGTTCAGTATTTTGCAGAGAGCAGGAATCAGGATGGTGGTATTAGTCTGAGGTTTCCAACATTTAAGATGTTGCACGGATTTTTTCGTGAAGTATAGACATATTACACAGTAGTGTATACATAAGTGTGTCTAAATTTTTAAAACTTCACTAGGTTATTAAAATAAATTATATGAATATAGAAGAATTTTATGCTGCAAATTTATTAGATCCTAATTTTGATGAAAATTTTTACGAACAGGAATATCCAGAAACAAAAAATTTTTATCAACCATATTGTGAACACCACAACATAAGTAATAAATATCGATTGTATTTTCATTGGATAAAATATGGATTATCTAGATTTTACAAAAATTATCAAGATAAAATAGCTGCCAATAATCCAGAGGAATACTATAAAGATTATCCAGATACAATATCTAATGAAATATTATTAATCTGTAATATCTATTCTGGATCTAGCAGATACAAAGACTTATTGCCCCATTTTATAAACTATTATATTAGTTTGGGTATTAATACTATTATTTTTATATGTGACGAATCTGTTAAAAATTATATCTTGTCATTAAATCTTCATACTGAGCAGTTAAGTTTTGTGGTGTATGAAGATGGTTCTATGGTAAAGCCAAGAGGACATAACGGAACAAATGATTCTATTAGAATAAATACTATAAAAAAACAAAAACAATCTTGGTATGTAGTAGCAGACCTTGATGAATTTCATGACATAAGTCCATATGAATCATTTACTTGTCTCATAGATGTGTGTGTGCATGAAAAGGCTTACTTTGTTAAATCTGTCTTACTAGACAGGATGGCTTCAACGGGAGTTATACCAAAACACATAGATAACAATATACCAATCATACAACAATTTCCTACAATAAAAAATATTACTAAAGATATAATGTTAGCTGATTCCTCCAAGTGCATATTGATGCATCATAGTGTGGATGTTTTAGCTGGTCACCATTCTGTATATAATAGTAAAAATCTGAAAGCTTTTAGTCAAACTTTTGTTACGAATCACTATAAGTGGTTTGGCGAGGTTTTGAGCATAGAAGAATTTAAAATGAACGAAAGAAAAAAGATAGGGTTCGACTACTATAAAGAACAAGAAAGACTTTTATATAGTAATCTATTTAATGCAAAAAATAAGAAACTTTTTTTTACTATAGTTGATAGCTCATTCAAAAAAGAAGCATTAATATGTATTAAAAACGCTATGAAATACAATAAGGATTGTGATTATATTGCTGTTATAACAGATATGGAATTCGAGCCTTTTGTTTTTAACGGAATAACTTTTAACTCACTATTGGAAATTAAAGATGAAATTATTCCTACTAAATATAGGTCAAATAATAATGTATTGAGATGGTCTTTAAAGCCAGTAATGATTGAACATTTTTTACAAATATATGATAAAGTTATTTATGTTGATCCAGATATTTTATTTATTAACTATTGGCACTTTTTATTTGATGATATCACAGGGGTTTTATTAACTAAACATAATAGGTCGTTATACCCTGGAGGATATCAATATGCTATAAATTTTACGGATGGATTTTTTAATGCAGGTTTTATTGGCGCTTCTAAAAAAGGTATCCCGGCAATAAATTGGTGGAAAAAAGCCGTAGAATGGAAGTGTGAAAAAAATTTTACTGAAGGGTTATTTGACGATCAAAAATATTTAGATATAATGACTTTAGAGTATTTTAATTTAGTGAATATATCTCAGCATAAAGGTTGTAATATTGCGCCCTGGAACTCTAAACTCATAGAAACATACTGCGCTAATAAAACTTGGTATCTTAAAGAAAATAATTCACCAGTCATTTTTATTCATTTAACAAAAAATTCATATTCGTCACCAGATCCAATATTATCCTATCATTGTTCTAAATTAGAAAGAAAAAAAATAAAATATGATAAATTTAACAGTATGCTTATTGAATTGGCGAAGACCAGAGAATCTAAATAAAATACTAGATTTGTTATATGGAAAAGTAAAAATTTTTTTATGGGATAACAGCGGAATCTGGCCTAAAGACTCTAGGGTGGATTGGCAAATTACATCATCTGCCAATAAAAAATGTCCTCCTAGATGGTGGATGTTGCAACAAGCACAGACAGATTTTGTGTGTTCTTTAGATGACGATTTGATATTTAAGGATATAGAAATTTTTAATGAATTAATAAAGTTTATGGATAATAATTCTGACTGCATCGCTGTGGGTGGTTTTGGCAAAAAAATTCATAGATATTTACCTTATAAAAATTGGGGGTGGATCACTGATGTAGATGAAGATACAGAGGTAGATTTTCTACTTGGTAGATTTATATTCACTAAACAAAAAAATATAAAAAATATCATTATTGATGATCTAGAAGATGATATACAACTATGTGCTACTTTACGGAAAAAATATAATCAAAAATTGATTGTTCCTCATCTATTAAGAGATCAAATATTGGAATTACCAGATGATTTCGCCTTATGGAGAGAACCAAACCATTTTACAAATAGGCAAAATGCGGTGGATAAATACTGGTTTATAGATCATAGATATCAAATAAGTAATTTGTTGCAAGATGATATTGTTGGATGTGAGCTAGGTGTTTTTGAAGGAGATTTTGCTAAAGTATTAATAGATACTAAAAAATTTAAAAAACTATATTTGGTAGATACGTTCAGTGGTGTTATTCATGGAACTAAAGAAAAAATATACCAAGATGGAAGTGTCTTATTTGACAAAGTTAGGCAAAGATTTCTTAGTGATCACAATGTTCATGTAGTCAAACATGACTCAGTTGGATTTTTAAATTCATTAGAAGATAATAGTTTAGATTTTGTATATATAGATACTGTTCACACATACCAACAATGTATACAAGAACTTAATGCCGCTAGAAGAGTTGTTAAAAATGATGGTCTTATCTGCGGACATGACTATATGAGAGATAGATTTCCAGGCATTTGTCAAGCTGTTGAAGAATTTACCGCAAATTATGGTATAAGATTTAGATTAACTCAAAAAGAAGTATATAAAAGTTTTTTTATAGTCAATCATAAGGAATAAATAATATTATGCAAGAAATCAAAAATTTATTAGAAACAATAGAGCAATTCCCTCCGAATTTAGATGATATTATTGGTAAAAAGGGTTTATTCATTAGAAAAGAAAAAGAATATTGGATAGGGGAGGTAAAGGCTCAACATCAAGCCCAAAATGTATGGCATACAACAAAAGCAAAATCTATAGAAGAGCTTATAGCGAGCATTGCTAAACAAATAGAGGATAGTAGAATAGAAAATTTTTATCCAGACTTAGGTGATTGAACCATGCATAAGTTCATTTCTATAGGGGGGTGGTGTGGTACTACAATCAGTTTGAGAGGTAATAACTTATACGAACAAGCACTTCCTTTTGATAATATTAGATCAACTTTTGCTGGTATAATAGATTGTTTCGAAACTAATTTTCAAAATTTTTTTCCTAAAAAATTAGAAGTAGATATAATAGAAAATTACTCATATTCAGGGTTGAGTTTTAGAGGAAAATATTTTGGGTTTTATCATCATAATTTATTAGATCCAAAAATAATCAATGATTTTTATCGTAGAATTGAAAGATTAAATAATATATTAAATAATCAAACAACTAACACAATATTTATAAGAACAATAACCAAACAAGATTATGAAGAAGAAACCCTATTGATAGATAAATTTTTAAATATTATAGATATAAAATATCCTAATCTTAATTATATCGTTGTATTTATAGTGCCTGGACAAAATAATTCTATTTATTATAGACATATAAATCATAGAACTTTTATTTTTACTCTAAATGATAATTCTTGTAAGAATGAAAATTTACCTATGGAATATAAACCAATTTATGATTTTATACTAACAGAAGATTTATTTAAAAATATTCCTAAGTCTAATAATGATATTCTTATTCAAAAAAATAATAATAGATATGTTTCTTTTTCGGGTGTTGATACTTTTAGGCTAGATAATTAAAAAATAAAAACTTGTATTTGTGTTGGGTCCAAACGAGATTAAAGAAATGGTGTTGACAAGTCGATAACACTGGTGTAGAATCGATAGCGTTGGTATACAAAAAACTTTGGAGAACACAGATGGAAGCGGTCGAAGAAAAGATTAAGAAAACAAATTATTGCAGGAGTAAGGCCGATGAATTTTTTGCAAACTTTCCTAGAGAAAAGGTTGTCTCATACAAAGAATACTGGGAAAGTGTACGACCACAGAATACCGCTGATATTTTTAGGCGTTATCTCTTTGCTTACTGTTCTGTTCATACTACTTGGAAAGGTAACTGTTCTGGCTATCAAGCCATTAAAGACTTTGATCAATGGATAGATGATCAAGAAATCTTAAAAGATAAGTTGGCTAATTCTGGAGTTGGTCTACATAATAATCGTACCAAATATATCTGGAATTTTAGTCAGCAATTTTGGTCTAATCCAAAAGACTTCTATCTCACAACAAAAAAATACCATGTCAAGAAGCGTGATGAAATTGTAAATCGCATTATGGGTCTTGGTATGGCTAAAGTTAGTTTCGCTTTGGAGATGATTCATCCTAATGAGTGTAGAGTATTGTGCGGTGATGTACATCAACTCAGACTGTACAATATGGAGCATCTCACCTATAATAAAAGCAGAGAGGGTACTAGAAAATATAAGCAAATGGAGCAACACTGGAGTGTCAACTGCGGCAAACTCAAGGTTCCTTCATATATTGCTAGATCTATTTACTGGGATGCTCTTCAAAATAAACAAGATAGTAGGTACTGGAGCTATGTATTAGAATGAACCCAATGAGATTTAATAGAGTAGGTATTATAGAAAATGGAGATATCGTAGAACGTGGATATTTAAATAAAATGATGCCACAATCAGATATGTCGTATCTATATGAAATATATGGAGATTCTGGTAAATTATATATTGTGACAGAAGATAAGTTCATGTATATTTCTGAGGAAGAAGATGAGTCAGAACGGCAAGGGTAGCAGTCCTAGACCAAAGTCTGTGGATCAAAAAACTTGGGAAAAAAATTACGAAAGAATTTTTAAACATGGGAAGCGTTACAAATCTAAAGGAAAATAAAACATTTTTCTCTCTTTGTAATTGTGGTAGTGAAATTTTAATGATTGAGTATGATCATGATTTAAATATGGCAGATTTAGCGATATATGAAACAAGTGTTTCTCATAGATCAAAGATGTCATTATGGCAGAGATTTAGATATTGTTGGCAGGTTGTTTTTCATAAAAAGCCTTATGCTGATCAGATAATGTTAGATAATAAACAACTAAAAGAACTAAAATCTTTCCTATCTACTTTGGACTTAAACTCTAAAATAGGTGTATAATATTTCATTAACTTTTACTTCTACAAAAGGAGTCAATCATGGTTGTCAAGCATTTACAAGAATATATGACGGATAACTTGATTGATAGAATTCAAAAACTACAAGATGCTTTATTCCAAGCAGAGAATATTATGTCTCTTCTAGAAAAAGAAAATGAAAGATTAAGATACGCTCTTGATAGCCTAGCGTCTGATAATGAAGGCTATATACTCGACAGTGAGGCTTTTAATGAGCCAGTGTGTTCGACATAAAGACAAAAATACTAGAATTATTACACAAATTGGCGAAAAAGAATATTTGATCGAAGCAAAAAGTTCTTGGGCTAAGTTTGGATGTCAATTTGATCCATCAGTTATAACATCTGCTAAATTAGAAAGCGGTCCCTATCTGATAGTGAACGATTCTTTTTTGGGTGAAGGTAAAATAGCGTCTATACAAAATATTGATAGTGGACAAGAAGATCATATCATATTAAAAATTACACTGTATTAAAAAACAATAAATAACTTATGAGTAATCTACATAAAAGTAAAAATAGTAAAGTTTTATTCGGTGTTTGTGGAGGACTAGCAGAAACCTGGGGTTTAGACCCGTCTATAGTTAGGATTGGCTTTTTGCTTGGGGCAATATTTACAGGAAGCATCCTTTTGTGGATATATCTTGCATTAGCACTAGTTTTGCCATCTGAGAACTAAATTTCTCCTAGAGCGAAAAATTTTTCAAGGCAACCCATTGACAGTGCCGATACAGTCTTGTAGAATAAGGAAGTCAGCGAGAGGTTGAATCAGTCGAGTGACTGAGCCTGTTGCTGAGAGTTGGTTAAGAATTTGGAGGTTGATTATGGCTGAAGTTACTACTGGTGAGAAGCAGACCCGTGTTCGTTGCAGTGATGATGCGTTCCTTGAAGCAGTTTTTTCTAGCAAGACTTATGCTGAGATTGCTAGTAAGACTGGTCAGAAGGTCGCTAGTACGATGGCTCGTTATGCTCGTACAAAGGCCGCTCTGGCTAAGAAGGGTATTGATCTTCCGGCTATGGAACGTGCCAAGCCGATTAAGACGGTTGATAATGTTGAGGCTATGGCTGAAACAGTTCGCCGTCTCAAGGCCGCTCATCTGAACGGCTGATTTAAAACCCATCTATCCCTGCTATTCAAACTAAACTATGAGGCTACAACATTCAATAATCAACCTCAAGTCACTAGTTTGGATAGTCAGGGGTAACGAGGGAGCGTAGACCAACGGCAGAGTCAAAGGACTTAAAATCCTTCAAGTGTGGGTTCGAGTCCCACCGCTCCTACTTAATCCTTTAATAATGAGTTTACTCTTATGACATTTGATGAATGGTTACATGAAGATAATGGTTTCGGACCAAGAATAGACAGAATGTTAGACGATGTAAAAGTTGCTGTTGAAC